GTTTGTTCGATGGCCATGAGGTTATCGATATGTTCAGCTATGACTGCGAAGGATCGCCCTTTTGTGGGCCTACTTGTATAGACTTGGCTTCGGGCGTCAGACCGAACATCAAGAAGTACGAGCAGATGTCCTTTGGTAAGGATCCCGTGAGCGCTATGGGCACAGATTTATTTCTGAGAGCCTACGCAGCTTCTAAAGGATATAACCTTGCAGTTTACCGCTTACCGCCTTACGCTAGCGAGCTAGAGTTGGTGCACCGCTATGTAAATAGCCCAGAGCAGAAGGAAATTCGGCTCTTGCACACACCCTCGGCAGCCAGCGGTCATTGGACACTCTTGTGTGCTTCGGTATCTTCCGGCCACAACTTCACTTTCCCGATTTATCAGCCACTCTCAACCAATTTCGGTTGGCGGGAGGAAATGCATATTTCGCAAACCATGTTACGTACCAACAACGTAGATGTTAGGAGCGTCTCTCACAGGCGAGAGAGGAGGTCCTACCAGGATGGTTACCGGAAGGTGGAGGTTTGGCATACGTTCCGATTGTTTGGGATCCCTTTATGGACCACCGCAGAACGGTGGACAATGTGTGGTCCCGTCTGCAATAAGCAGGAACATCTTGTTTCAGAAGTCTTGACCAACGTGGGTTACTCTGGCATACAGTCAGCGGTAGCCTTAGGTCATGAGGCCGACAAAGCTTTACTAGACATTTTCCGTCAAAGAGAAGTGAACACCGACGTTGTGCGTGGTTCTACCCTCAACGGAACGGTTTGGTATTTAAAGAAGCTAGCAGAACAATTGGAACGTGAGAATGCCGGAGCTCGGATTAAACTCCCTAAAGACTACACCGGTCTGGTAACGTATGACGTTCCAGGCCGCAGAGCCGTCGTTAAAGGAGTTGATATAATTCGAAATAACCAAGAGAAGCCAGCATTTGAAGGTGGGAACAAAGTGTTGTCGTACACGATTTCGGATAAGAAGCCTGAACGCTTGCCTGTGGCCATCGCGCCGCTAGGCACGATCGAGACCGACAAAGGTCCGATCATGGCGGGCAATTATCCAGCGGGGACGTCGGAGAGTTTACTAGCGGCTTTTGCAGGCCGCAGCATGAACAAACCGCCACGCGAATCGAGGCCGGCCAAGTTTCTTAAT